GAAAACGGCTCCCGAAACACGGCGTAGGCCTTAGACATGCCGGAACACCCCGCGCACCCGGCCCCGGATCAGCGGCGAATCCAGCGGCTCCAGCACCGTGTGCGATGCCTCCTCGACGTGCAGGACATGCCCCTGTCCATCGGCAAGGCCGACATGCCCGAAGCGGCGACCGGAATGCAGCCCCATGACGATCACGTCGAGCGGCGCAGGGGCATCGACACGCCCAAAGCACGCCTCTCCATGCGCCATGCGGCGCGCGATCCGCAACCGCTCGTGGACAGACACGTCGGCATGGCGCGGCAGGTCGACGCCCAGAACCTCGCGATAAGCCGCCACGACGAGGCCCCAGCAATGCCAGCCCGTGAAGTCGTAGCCAGGGGCGAATGGCACCCCGACCGCCCGCTGCACGAACGCGTCGAGCGTCATGCGAAAAGCCCCGGGAAACGGTCGCTGGTCGCCCTGAGGCTCGGCCATGGCTCCGTTGCGATATCAACCAGCGAAATGCGCGCCTTCAATTCGGCCACGTCGGCGCTGACATCGTTCAGCTCGAATTGCCGAAACGCGTAAACCTCCGGCGGCGATCCGGGCGCGAGCGGCACGCGCGGCTCCACCGACAGGTCGAAATCCGCGCTGGAATGCGCCACCGCCGTGATCGTGGCGCGCGTGCCGGCGGTGTCATTTTCCAGCGCGGCGGAAACCTGCCGGCTGATGTTCTCCATCACGATCTCGGCAGAGGGCGGCGCGTCGCTGTCGGTTACCGGGCTGGCCTGGAAAGGTGCCGCTGCGTAGGTCTTGCCGTCGATCTCGTACTCGAAAATGTCCGACACGACGCGCACCGTGCCCACGATGTTCGGGTGGTCGATCTCGACAAACCAGACATGCGCGTGCGGGCTGTCCGGGCGGTCGTTGTCCTCTGCAATGCTGGGGGCAAGGGCGCGTGTCACAGCGGATACCCGATGATGCTGAGCGTGCCGGCCGGTTGCGATTCCGGGATGTCGCCTGCCGCGAGGGTTTCCTGCGCCAGCGTGATCGCCGTCGTCGTCGCGCGGCGCACGAGATAGGTGCCTGTAACCGAGGGCATGTCCGCGGCGGTGCGCAGTTGCTCGCCGATGCCGTAGATGTCGTTCGCGTAATCGGCGACGAAGGCCGGCAGGATGGAGTAGCCCTCTCGGGCGTAGGGGCCAAACCACGGCGACACCGGCAGCATCATCATCTCGACGTTGACGATCGCGAGGCCAGATGTCTCGAAGCGCCGCGAATAGGGTTTCAGGATCCGCCACAAGCGCAGCGTGCCGCTGCGCGGTTCCCGCCAGGCAAAGCGCCCGCCGCGCGCAGCGGCGTGGAACGAGTCGAACGCCTCGATCTCGGCGCCTTGCAGCACGAACTCTGCGCGCGTCAGCATCGGCACGCCGGTCGTCAGCGGGCGGGACACCGGCTCGCCGGCCTGTGGCGCGAACGTCGTGCGCGTTTCCGCAGGCGACAGGGAAAACGGCAACCGCGGATTCTGGGGGATGTTGGCGGGCCAGTGGATCATCGCACCACCGGCTGCGGTGTCAGGCCAAAGCGGCCACCGAGCCCCTGATCCATGTCGCCGACCCCGGCCGAGCGGTTGACCTCGGCGATGAACACCTCGCGCCCATCGGGGCCGCGTTCCCGTCGTTGCTCCACCTCGACGCCTGGCGCGTTGTTGTTGACCACGAATTGCACGTTCATGCTGCGCCCAGAGGCTGCGCCGCGCGTCAGGTCGGTCACCACCTCCTGCGGGTGCATCATCGCGAGGAAGCCGCCCTTGCCGTCCAGCCCGCCGGTGCGCGCGTCCCAGCCGGTGAAGCCGCCGCCGTCGAAGGACTTGACCGGCGCGCCGCCGCCGCCGATCCCGCCGAAGACCGACCCGAGGAGGTTGCTCAGAAACCCGCCGCCGCCGCCGCCAGACATCGGCGACAGCACGTCCATGATCGCCTCGCGCACGCCGGAGCTGATGATGTCGACCGCCAGCTGCTGGAATATGCGCGCCATCTGGTCGCCGAAGTCCTCGCCCATCACGATGGCGCGCGCCAGTGCCTCGGACGTGCTGTCCACCGCGTTGATCAGGTGCGGATATTCAGCTTGCAGCATTTGCTCGTTGAGCTGAGCCATCGCCCGCTGGTAGGTGTCGGTGTCCAGGGCCCCGGCCCGGTGCAGGCGGTTCAGCTGCGCCTGCTCTTCGTTCAGGCGCTCCAGCTCCGTCCGGGTGCGGCGGTAGATATCGGCCGCCGCGCGCTCCGCATCGCTTAGCCCGCCACCGCCGCCGCCGCCGCCCGTTTCGCCGCCGCCATATGACGCGGCCAGCCGGTCGCGCAATTCCTGCTGGCGTTCGTAGCTGGCGTTGAGGGCATCGATCTGCTGCTGCAGCGCCACAACCTCGTCGAAATTGATCCGGCCGCCGGACCCAGCGGCGGCGAGCATTTGCTCCAGTTGTCGCTGGCGTTCGGCGACGGCCGCCGGTACGCCACCCTCGATCTGCAACTCCAGGACGCGGTTCTGATCCTCCATCGCGGCGATCTGCTGCGACACCCCGGCGGCGACGCGCGCCGCGGCGCCCGGCGCCGCCATGAGGTTGGCCAGCATCTGCGAAGAGAAGACCGAGCCGCTTTGCAGCGCGGAGGCGAGGCGGTCGGCGGCGTCGGACGTGGCTGAGGTCGACGAGGTCAGGCGCTCGGACAGGTCGTTGGCGGTGACGAGTTCGCCGTTCAGAATCACGAAACCGCCTTCGGCATTCTCGATCGCCAACTCGTAAAGCTCGATCATCCGGGTCAATTCCTGGACGCCCTCGCCGTCCTCCAGCACCCTGTCGGTCGCCTCGCGGCGGGCCACGTTCAGCATTTCCTCGCGGCGGCGCAGAAGCTCTGCCAGTTGCTGCTCCGCGCGCTCAACGATCTGAAGGTTTTGCCCGAAAGGATCGAACTGCCCGGTCGAGTCAACCAGTGGCCCGGTCGGCATGGCGCCACGAAAGGTTTCCACGACGCCCTGCGCCCTTTCAATCCGCTCGCTCAGGCGCTGGAATTCTTCGGAATTGATCACCTGTTGCCGCAGCTCGGCGCGCATGCCGCGCACGTTTTCCCATCGCGCTTCGGCCTCGGCCAGCGTGACACGCGCCGCCTCCAGCGTCATCTGGTTCTGGCCGGGGCGCAGCGCCAGGAGCTGGTTGATCTGGCCGATCTCGTCGCCGATCGCCAGCGTGTTGTTGTCGATCGCTCTCTCCAGCACCGACCGGCGATCCGCGATCTCGGTCAGCCCGTCGGCCACCATCGTCAGGATCGGCGCCAGCTGGGCGGCCATGCGGTTGCCCATGCCCTCCATGACCAGCCCGATCCGCGAGATGGCGTCGTTCGCCTCCTCGATCCGCTCGGCCTCCACGTCAGAGACGAGGACGCCGAAGCGTTCCAGTTCGGCGTTAGCCTGGTCGAGGCTGGCATTCGACAAGCGCGAGAACGCCGTCAAGCTGTCGTCGCCGAAAAGCTGGCTCATCAGAGAGGCGCGTTCTGCCTCCGTGGCATAGGTGGCCAGCGCGTTGTTGATCACCCGCAGCCGGTCGTCGAGCGGCAGCGCCATCAGATCGGTGACGTCGAGGTGGAGCCGCTCGATCGCGTCCGCCGCCGGCCCGCCGCCATCCGTCGCGAACATCGACAGGCGCCGCGTCAGGCTCCGCGCACCCGACGTGGCCTCCGACATCGACGCCCCGGCAAGCTGCGCCGCGCGTTGGAGGATCTGGACCGATTCCACTGACGTGTCGAAAGACTCGGCCAGTTTCGATTGCGCGTCGAGTTGTTCCAGCGACCGCCGCGTCAGCAGCGCCATGCCCGCCGCGCCCGCGGCGGCAGCGCCAGCCACGGTCACCGCCATCGCACGCCCGAAGGCCCGAAGCCGCGGCGCGCTGCGCTGCAGGCCCTGCCGGAACTCGCGGTCCTCGAGGCCGAGGACGACCCTGAGCTTGCCGATATTCTTGTTGAGCATGCCTGCCGACTAGCCTTTTTTTCCGAGGGCGCCCGCGTAGTAGGCGGCCATTCCCTTGAAGATGTTGAACATTTCGTCTCGGGTCTGCGGCTTCCGGGCCTCGCCGGAAACGAACGTCTTGAAATCCGGCAGCCTGCGGGACTTGGACAGCGCGGCGGTGTACCAGGCCTGCGCCCGCATCGACTGCGCCTCGCGCGACAGCCGCGCCCGGACACCGGCCATCTGGGCGCGGTAGCTGCGCAGGGTCTGCGACCAGAACTCGGCCGGGGGCAGCCCGGCCGAGACCCAGTCCTCCAGAAGGCCGCTCAGGCCGCCGCCCCGCCGGGCGGCAGCGGAGGGTTTTCGCCGTCCTCCGCCTCCCCTTCGTCTTCCCCGGTCCGCCGCATATAGCCGGCCGCTTCGAGAATCTCGAAAACGAGGCCGTCGAGGCGATCGAGGCCGATCTCGTCGATCAGCGCGCCGGCATCGCGCGGCGTGGCGTCGGGGCGCTGGTGCAGCATCGCGCCCCAGACCAGCGCCCGGGTCGCCGTCCCGTCGAGCCCGGCCTTGCCGGCGCAGGACGCGATGCGGCTCAGAAGATCGTGGAACGGCTGGGCCAGCAGCGCCTCGATGTCGGCGATGGCATTCATCGTCAGGCGCAGGCGCAACACGCCGTCACCGAGCGTCAGCAGCACTTCACCCTTCGGGTTGTCTTGCGCGGCCATGGATCAGGTCGCCGCCGCGCCGGTCGGGATGGTCATGACGCGCATCGTCACCTCGCGCGACAGGGTCTCGCCCAGCTGCACCCGGGGGCCGATGCTCTTGATCCAGGCCTCGAAGGTCCAACTGAAGCCGACCC